ATTTGGAAAATAATTCGTCGAGTGGTATGACGAAGATGATGAAGATGCATCCGAAATATTTGAAACTGAAAATGAGATGTTTCAATATTTAAAAAACAACGGAATAAAAGAATAAAAAGGAGGAAAAATGGAAAAAATCAATCAGGACAAATTTTATAAGATGACAATTGAAGAAATGAAAAAAGTAGCAGAAGAAGTAATGAAGGAAAAATACAATTTAAAAAATGATTTACTGATGACTGGATGGGCTTTTAAAATAAATGAACTTATAAATAATATACAAAATTCTGAATTAAAGGAAAAACTTGATAGGGAATGTCAAGAAATCTGGGATAAGTGGTTTGCGAAAGTGAAGACAGAACAGCTAAATAAAGAAAAACTTGCAATATTAGAAGCTTTACTTGGAGTAGTTTTAAAAAATTAGGAGGAAAAATAAATGATAATTAAATCAAAAAAAACTTTATTGTGGTATTCAATATTTGCGTTAGCGTTAATATTGAATCAGTCAGGAGCAATGAAAAATGACATAAAAGTAATAATAACGAGCTATGGATTATGGATTTTGTTAATAATATTAACATGGATATATTTCAAAGAAAGCAAGTGGGATTAATGAAAAAGCAAACAAAAAAAGCCGTTGCAGTCAACAACGACTAAAAACAAATACAACTAATTATACCATAAAAGGAGAAAAATGAAAAGATTATTATTGGAATATGGTTATGGTTCAGTTGAATATATCAATGTGAAAAATTTTGAAATTAAATACCCCTTTATAATAATAGACAAAAATAAAATATCTTTGTGGGATGTTAAATTTATAAAATACCAAAATTTTATAGCATGGAAAAACAGGAGGAAAAAATAAATGTGGACTTATGATGAAAAACAGTTAAAGGAAAAAAATCTTCCAGGAGTGAGTATCAAAGAAAGTGCTTGCTATGAATGTAAAATAGAAAGAGCAGAACTATTTAAATCAGATGTCAATAAATCTGAAGCATTAATACTGACATTTAGAGCTTTAAAGGAAGATAGAACAGCCCGAATACCTTTGTTCTACAAAAATAAAAAAGGAGTAGAACAGATATTTAACAGTAAACATATAAATCAGTTAGTATACTTATTAAAAATTAAACATGAGAATTTAAAAACAGAACTGGACGAAGAAGGAAAAGAAATATTTCCAATGATTGAAAATCGTACAGTTGGAGTTTTTTTATCATATCAGGGAGTAAATGAAGTAATAGATGAAATTACAGGAGAAATAAATTATTTCAACGAATATCAGATAAGAGGTTTTTATCATTCAAAGAGCAAAAAAACTACACAGGAAATCATAGATAAAATAGAAACTCCGCAGACATACGAAATATGGGAGAAAAATTTTCTTTTAGAAAATAAGCTAAGAGAAAAGAAGGAACAGGAAAGAGGAACAGCGGTCATAAAACAATATATGAAATCACAGAACAGCATGAATGACGATACTGACTTTCCCTTTTAGGAGGTACAGGAGAATGAAAGTTATAATATTTGACACTGAGACAAACGGACTGGAGAACTGTTCTGTTTTATCGATCTCGGCAATAAAGATTGATATCGATTTAAAGTTAAACTCTTATAAAGAAATTGAAAAATTTAACAGATTTTATTTCAGAAATGAGGGTGAGGAAATAAATACAGAAGCTGTTGCTGTAAATGGACTTACAGACGAGGAAATTCTAAGGCGTAGAGTGGAATCAGGTATAAAATACTCAAAATATTTTGAAAAAGATAAAGATTTTGTAGATTTTTGTAAGGACGCAAATCATTTTGTAGCACACAATATATCATTTGACAGAAAATTTATTCCGTTTGATTTAAAAAATCAGTTTTGCACAAAAGAAAGCAATATTGACATTTTAAAAATTCCAGGAAAATTTGGAAAATATAAATGGCCACGATTAAATGAGACTGCAAAATTTTATGGAATAGAACTTGATGAAGAAAAATGGCACGGAAGTGAATATGATACAGAAATCTGTAAGGAAATATTTGTAGCAATGCTGAAAAATGAAGAAACATCTGAGATTGTAAGAGAATTTTTGGAAGGTGAGAAAAATGAGAGTTAAAATCGACAGTATTGAACAAAGCAACTTTTATAAAATGCCTAAAAAAATATATGAATATGATTTAAAACCGGTTGACAGAGAACTATATATGTTGTGTTTAGAAAATTGGAGATTGTCAATTGCTAATAACTGGATAAATGAAGATGGTGAGATATATTTTTATGCAACACAGGAAATACTGGCTAAAAAAATGAATCTTGATAAAAAATCTGTCATGAGATCGTTTAAAAAACTTGTTGAAATTGGAATATTACAAGTTGAAAAAGAAAATGGCTTTTCAAATAAATATTTTTTAACTGATCTCAACATTGAAAACCAGTACCAAAAAGGGACTAGTACCAGTACCAAAATGTCACTACCCCCAGTACCAAAAAGGGACTACACCAGTACCAAAATGTCACTACCCCCAGTACCAAAAAGGGACACAATAAAGAATAAATACAATAAGAATGAATTAATAAGAATAAATAAAAAAGAATATATATATGTCATTTGGAATGAATTGGCAGAAGAACTTGGTTTATCAAAAATCAAAATGTTAACAGATAAACGCAAACGAAAAATTGATGTACTTCTAAAAAAATATACAATCGAAGAAATAGCTGAAGCTCTGGAAAAAATCAAAGAATCTGATTTCTTACAGGGAAAAACGAGTAACTGGCAAATGACATTTGATGACTTTATCGAAGAACAAAAGTTCATAAAATTACTGGAAGATGGGTATAAAAACAAAAACAGCAATAAAAATAGTGACATAAAAATTGATAAATCTGGAAGAAAAAAAATTGATCTGACGGAAGAGGATGTAATGGATACTTTGAAAGGCTGGGGATTACAATGACATTAGAAGAATTTACCCAAGCTTTTGTAAAGTATCAGGAATATTATCCGGAGCCAGTAATGTCAAAAGAAATGAAAAGTATATATTTTTTAGGTTTGAAAGATCTGACAGTTGAACAGCTTAACAGTGCATATGTTGAAATAATCCGGACAAGAAATTTTCAGAAAATGCCTAAGATTGCAGAAATAAGGGAAAATGCCCTTGGAGAAACAAAAGAGTTGATGAATTTAAGAATGCAGATGGCAAGAGAAAAAATATTATTTGCAATCAGGAAATATGGAATCTATCAAAGTGTTGAATTTGATGATAAAGGAATTCATGCATTGATAGACAGTGCTGGAGGATGGCAAAAAATATGTGCTATGGAACAGAATGAATTTGAGGATTTATTCAGATACAACAATTTTGAAAAAATATATGGAGCTTATTGGAAACTTCCTAGAAATGTCAGTCAGAATTACCTGGGCCTTCATGATAATGGAAATGGGACAATGAAAATCAAATATATTACAAATTCTGAAATAGGAGTAAATAATCAGCAGAATAACTTAATTGGAAATACTCACAAAATGATAGGAGAGCAGAAATGAAAGTGAAAAAACTGGAAGAGATTATAAAAGAAAACAAACAGATGAATGCAAGATTCAAAAAGATTGAAAAAATGGAGCTTGAATTGTAGAAGGAAAAAGTTGAACTGAAGGAAAAAATTGGGAAAAATATAAAAATTATTGAAAAAATGAAAAAGGTAAACTAATGAAAGTCAGATTATATTATCGGCAGGTATGGGACAAAAACGGAAATCTGCATGAAATTAAAACCACATCTGTAGAAGAATTAAGTAATTTCATGAAGAGAAATGGAGGAACAGTAAACGGATACAACCAGGGGAGCAGAATGGTGCCTGAAAGTAAATTGCAACATTGCATAGACAATGTGAGCATTGAAGATCTGATGACTTTAAAAAAGGAGGACGAATGAAAATAAATAATTTAACAGCAGAAGATGTAAAGTTTCTGAAAGAGCTGAAACATGAACTGAATACACAGGACAACAGAATAACTGCAAATCCAAGATTTTATCAGATACAGCATGATAGATTTGTTGCATCATGTGATGGATATGGGAACTATTTTGCAGCTGTTATAGACGGAGAAGATTTTGGGGTGTATACAAATGATCAGGAAGGAGTAGAAGAATTAAAAAATGACCTGATTTTAAATTATGATGAAGAATCTTCAAAAGAAATAGAGGAAATCACTTCATTGACTGTAGAAAATTTGAATAACAAAACATTAGATTTAGAATGTTACCCAGGAGACTATGAACATGTATATTTAAATGCCTTTTTAACTGAGAGAGCCTGCAAAGAACACATAGAAGCAAACAGACATCATTATGAAAATCCGGTTGACTATCTGAGCTATGGTTTCAGAAATCCTGAACTGGAAAAAATTTTGGAGATATTATCAAAAGTAGAAATTGTGGAGGAAAAAGAATGAGCTTAGAATTTTTAGAAAGTGTTGAATGTAAAGGGAAAGTAATAAGGGGTAAAATACACAACTTTGAGGTCTATTTACTGGCTAAAGATGTGACAGATCTGTTTGGATATAAAAATGGTAAAAATACAGTCAATAAAAAAGTCAGCAAAGAAAATATAATCAAATTCCCTATTGATGGAGTGAATGGAAATCAATACAATTTGATAAATATTAACGGAGTAAATGAACTGATAAGCGGTGAAATAAAGCTGGTAAATGAAAAAAAGAAAAAGGAAATCATTGAAGTTCTTGAAGGAGTGATTGACTTTCTGCAAAGAAAAAATGATTTTCTGATGTCTGAAAGAAACTTTGTGTGGTTTGAAAGTGAAAAAGAAAAAAGGAAATACATGGAAAAAAATAAAAAGCCTTTCTGGAAAAGATTTCTAGGAATATAAGGGGGCCTTGTATGTCAGTCAAAATGATGAGTAGAGATAATCAGGAACTTATATACTGGTTCATTGATTGTTTTGCATATCATTTAGCAAATAAAGATATAAACAACTTATCCAGTAAGGAGAAACCAAGAATTTCAGATTATTTCAGATTTCAGGCAAAGGAAAAATTAAAAAAGCTGTATATAAGATCAAGCGGAAAGAGCTTAGAAAATTATGAACCTTTTAGAAATTTGAATGAAAAATTGGAAAAAAAGATAATAGAGGTTCTTGAAAAGAAATATACAAATAATAATAAAGCAAAAATAATCCTGGATTCATTAATGAAGTTTGTGATTGAAGAAATGCAGCTTCTGTTAATCAAACTAGAAGGGACTTTCAGTCTTGCTTTAAAGCTGGTAACAAATCAGGAGGCTGTAGAGTTTACTAATTTCTTATTTGATTACTTCATGGATAAAAAAATTCCAATGTGGAATCAAATTCATGAACTTTATAAAAAACAGAATAACCGGAAATGGGTCTATTGGATGTTAAAAAGAAAGATATGTGTTGTTACAGGAAAGCCAAATGCCCAGCTGGCACATATATCAAAAAGTGCCGGAGCTTTAGGAGGATATAGATTCGATGAAGGAATCGGAAACTCTTATCTTCCACTTTCTTCAGAATGGCATCTGGGAGTAGATCATGGAGTAGGCGGAGGAAGAAAAAAACTAATGGCAAAGCTTAAAGAAATCTACGTTGAGCCATTCGTAATAAAAACTGCAGAAGAAGTAAAAGAACTTAAAAAAATATATCCAGGTCATTTCAGGGCCTTTAAGGAAAAATAAAATTTCAATCGTTTTTCTGGTGTTAGCAAAACGATGGAAAGGAAAAGAATGAGACACTGGACAAAAGAAGAAATGACTTATTTGGAAGAAAAATGGGGAAAAATTTCAATGTCTGGTTTAAAAAAGAAATTAAACAGAAGTCAAGCGTCTATAATATGCAAAGCAAGAAAAATGAAACTTGGTAGGTTTCTCTGGGCAGATGAATATTGGACATTTAATTTGTTATTAAAAGAGCTTGGAATAAATTCATACAGTTATAAACAAATAAGTTGGATTAAAAACAGAGAATTTCCAGTAAAATTCAAAAAAGTAAATAAAAATATCTGGCGAATTGTATATATTGAAGATTTTTGGAGATGGGCTGAAAAAAACAGACATTTTATTAACTGGATCAGGGTGAAAAAAGATATTTTAGGGAAAGAACCTGAATGGCTTTTGGAAATAAGGAAAAATCAGTGTGAAGAAAGAAGAATGCTTAGAAAAACTCCATGGACAAAACAAGAAGATAAGGAGCTTAAAAGACTTATTGAAATGCATAAATATACTTACATAGAATTGAGTGAAATTTTGCAGAGAAGTTCTGGAGCAATTCAAAGAAGATTGTTAGATCTTGAAATAAAAGCAAGACCAGTCAAGGCAGATAATCACATTAAATATACAAGCGAGGAAAAAGAAAACATACATCAGTCGATTTTAAATAACAGGACTTATGAACAGATTTCAAGAGAAATTGGGAAATCAACAAAAGCTATAAGAGGTTATATTTATAGAATTTATGGAAGTGAAAACTTAGACAAAGTGAGAAATAATATTCAGAAAGAGGTTTTAAAATGACAGCGAAAGAAATGCTTGTAAAAAAACTTGAAAAAATTTCGTTGACGCAAGGAATCTACAGATCGTTTAGTGATTTTTGTGCATTGAGTTCTGCTGCAATAAGTGCAAATTGTGGAAATAAAGAAATGGAAACAAGATATATGCATCTTATTAGACAATATGATGAAGAGACTTTAAACGAATATATGGAATGTTTTGCATTGCTTGTTGCAACGATTGAAGAAGAATCTTTTAAAGATATACTTGGAGAACTTTATATGATTATGAAAATATCTGCTGGAAAGATGGGACAATTTTTTACAGCACAACATATTTCAGATATGTGTGCAAAAATAAGTCTTAGTAAGAGTGAAGTTATAAAAAAAGTATGTACAGAAGGGGTCATTGAAATTTCTGAACCATGTGCAGGGGGAGGGAGTATGGTTCTAGGATTTGCAAAATCAGTTGCAGATATGGGTCTGAATCCGCAGAAAATATTATTTTTTGAATGCAATGATATAGATCCCCTTTGTGTAAACATGTGTTATGTGCAGATGTCCCTGAATGGACTTAGGGCTTCAGTTACGAGAGGAAATGGTTTAAACGGTGAAGTAATAGAAAAACATCTAACTCCTGCAGCTTTAGAGAAAATTGAAAAATGTGATACTTTTTCAGCAGAAGAAATAAAATCAGGAAATAAAATTGAACAGATGAAATTTTTCTAAAAGGAGATTGACAATGACAG